AATATTAGACCAACCAACAGCTGGTTCACAAAATTATTCTTTGTATCAAGCGTCAGGCGATTGTGATGGCTATATAGCTTTTCAATACGGGCGTAATGAATTAATGAATACGGAAAGATTAAGACCCCCACAATCTTTCGTTATAAAACCAGAAGTCGGTAAATTATTAGTTTTTCCTTCTTGGTTACAACATATGGTTTATCCATTCAAAGGTGAAGGTGAAAGACGCACTATAGCTTCTAACTTAAACTGTTGGGATATGCCGACATCCTCAGAGTAAAAGTTTAATTTAAAATTACTTCTGGAATATCTAGTATATAATACTAGATATGAAATTAATTTGTGGAAAAAATGAATTTTATACTACTATCAACAATAACGATTTGTATTTTTATTTTAATTATGGAAAACTCTAATCCAGAAGGGATCAAAATTATTTACAAAGTTATTTGGAAAAAAATAAAAGAGTACTGGAAAGCATTAAAAGAATATGAGTCAGGAAACTAAAATCAATTATGACTAGAGCAACAGTAAAAGATGCATTAGCAGAAATTAAAGCACACGAACGTGAGTGTGCAGTGCGTTGGGAAAACTTAGAACGAAGACTAGAAGACGGTTCTACTAAATTTAAAAAACTTGAAGCATTGTTGTGGGGAGTGTATCCTTTTATAGTGGCTGCTGTAATTGCAGGAAAGTTTATATAATGAAGAAAATTTTATTTGCTATTACCCTATCAACTTTATCCTTTATTGCATTTAGTGCTCAAACAGGTGATTGTACTATGGGTTCTCAATATTGTGAAGGTAATAGTTTAAATACTGTCAATACAACCACTACGACAAATACCAATACGAATAACAACACTAATAACAACACTAATATAAATACTAATACCAACAACAATACAAATACAAATGTTTCTACAAATTCAAATACTAACACTAATGCAAATACCAATATTAATACTAGCACTAGCACAGTTAATTCTACTGCTTCTCAAACTGTAACAAATACAAATACAAACACTAATACTAATAATTCAACTAATAATAACACTAGCACCAGCACAAGTTCAGTTAGCACTAATAATCAAAACGTAAATACAAATAATAATACTGCGGTGAACACTAATAATAATACTTCTACTTCTACACAAAAAATAGAACAAGACATTAACTCTCCACCTGCTTCTGCTATTGCACCTAGTATTATGTCTTATTCGCAAGATCTTTGTACTACTGGAGTCTCGGGAGCTTTTCAAGGTCAGTTATTTGGTTTATCTGGTGGCAAGTCAATTCGAGATGAAAACTGTGAACGTTTAAAATTATCTAAATATTTATATGATACAGGCATGAAAGTTGCATCCGTATCTATATTATGTCAAGACTCAAGAGTGTTCAAAGCTATGCGACATGCAGGTACTCCGTGTCCTTATATGGGGTTAATAGGTGATGAAGCAAAAATTGCCTGGAAAAATAACAAAAAATCTATGCCAACTTACAAAGAAGATCGAGCCATGTATATGTCTCAATGTGTAGGTAATAGACATGTAACAGGCAAATATAAAGGTAAACGTAAAAGCAAACGTACTTGTGAAAAAGAATTTAATAATTCTTAGTTGTTTAATTAGTAATATTTCTTTTGCTAATTATATTTATGAAAACAATCAACCACTATTTGATTTAACTACACAAAGTGGTACTACTAATTTAAATGTTGGTGATGATCAATTATCTGGTGCTTTTAATTTAGATTTTACTTTTAATTTTTACGATGAAGGGTTTACTACAGCTCGTATGGCAACTAATGGTTGTTTGCATTTTGGTTTAGGGACAGGCAATATTAATTATAATAATTACTGTGGTGATTATACACCTGATCCTTTACCTCAGTACGACAATACTCTATTCCCTTTTTGGACCGATTTAATTAGAGATAATAACTCTAAGATGTTAGCTAAAAATTTTTCTGATAAAACTGTTTTTGGCTGGTATGACTTACGTGAGTATAACCGTAGTGGTAGTGATAATAGTTTTGAAGTAGTGTTATGGACTAATTCTACTTTTGACTATCGTTACGGAGAATTAGATATTATTCAACATGATGTGTTAATTGGTGAACAAAAAGACGCAAGTAATTTTTATCAATATTTATTTTATGATGAATGTAGTACTGGTACTACTAATTCCAGTAGTTGTGTAACTGTTGATTGGAATAACTCTATTATAAACAGCTCATTAGAAAACGGTGGCTCACTATATGGAACAGGCTCAGGAAATGGAATAGATTGTTCTAATCCACTAAATGATCCTACTTGTCCTGGATATTGGGAAGCTTTTGATGATCAACAATGTGCTTTAGACCCACAATATGCACCTTTTTGTCCAGGGTATAGGTTTGAACAAGATATAGGTTACTTTGTTATGGAAGAAGAATTTGATTATGGTTTTATAGATGATCAAGACCTTATGGCTATGGGTACTTTTATAGAAGAACCAGAAGTTTTCTTTTACGAAGAAGAAATATTTTTTGAACCAGTGCGTGTTGAAGAGTCGTATTTTGAACCTGTATTAATAGAAGATCCTTTTCGTCAAGAAGAACTTTATTTAGATCCACTACCAGATATATATGAACTACCTATTGAGTTAATAAGTATTACACCTTTTGAACAACCTTTTGAATTAACTATGCGACTAGAAGAAGAGTTTTTCCCAGAAGAATTTACTGAAGAAGATATTGCTATAGAAGAATTAGAAGAGATAATAGAAGAATATTTTGAACCACAATATGAAGAAGAACTTGAAGAAAGAGTAGTAGAACTTGATGAACCCGAAATAGAAGAAGTTATTGAAATAGAAATAGAGGCTGTTACGGTAGGTAAAATTGACGAAAAATCAGGTATTACCCAAACCCAACTTGATGTTGTAGCACAAACGGTAAGTGCTGCAGCAAACAGTGTTAGTGGTACAACTACAGGAACAGACAATCATGCTACGGGTAATTCTGTAAGTTCTGGTAATTATGATTTTAACTCTAATAACACTAACAGTATGGTATTTAACAACAACACGATAGAAAACACCTCTCTTAATAATGACGATAAAAACATAACACAAAGCACTGGAAGTGGTGTATTAACCAGCAGTACAAATTCTATAGACAATAGTGATAATATTTCTGTGCAGGTTGAGATAAAATCAGAGGCAGACTCTATCGCTGATAATATTATAGCAAAAAACTTAAAAGATCAAGCTGACGATGCCATAAACGAAAGGGTATCCTCCAACAATCAATACAGTGATGAAGAGAAAATTATTCAATTTATTAACTATGTTCCAGGGTTTGATAATTATAAAAACTTGATTATACCTAAAAAAATAGACTGGTATATATCTAAAAGCATTTATACTAATATAAATATAAGCGATAATATAAACACTTATAAAAAACTAAACAAAATTAATTACGATGCGTTAAATATCATGATTAATCAACAACCAAATTTATGAGGTATGTATGGAGTGGTTAAAAGGAAAATTAGGGCAAGTTATAGCTCTTGCTGCATTAGTCAGTACAATTGCTGGTTTTGGGTATGCTGGTGCTGGTTATGTTACTAGATTAGAAGCTGTAGAGAAAAAATCTGGTGTTTCTTATGCTAGTCAATTAAAAGCATTAGATAATATGGATAATTCTTTAACACAAGATATAATAGTGTTACGTGGAGAAATAAAAACTTTACGGAATGAATTAAGTATTTTATCGAGTCAAGTTACAAGAATCGAAAAGAAACAGGATGACGCAGGAAATCCTTTAATAACTATTAAATAATATGTTAGAATCTATAGTAGGAGTAGCTGGCAACGTCTTAGACAAATTTGTTGCTGATAAGGATTTAAAAGCAAAACTTGATCATGAGCTTAAAACAGCTTTTCATCAAGCAAACTTAGCACAAGTAGAAATAAACAAACAAGAGGCAGCACATAAAAGTTTATTTGTTGCAGGATGGAGACCATTTGTGGGTTGGACTTGTGGCGTAGCACTTGCTTATCACTTTGTTTTATCCCCAGTATTGGCTTATATATTAGTATTAGCAGGTATAGATACACCCATGCCTGAGTTTGAGTTTTCGCAACTAAGCACTATATTGATGGGTATGTTAGGTCTCGGAGGTTTACGCTCTTATGAAAAAATGAAAGGGGTACAAAGAGATAGATGAATGAATATATCAGAAGATGGTTTAAAATTAATTAAGTTTTTTGAAGGTTGTAAATTAGACGCATACTATTGTCCATCTAACGTACTTACTATAGGATATGGGCATACTAAAACTGTACACGAAGGCATGACTATAACACAAGAAGAAGCTGACAATCTATTAAATCTCGATATACGTGAATTTGAGAAATATGTACAA